GAAGCAGAATCTATTCTTACGCAATTCGATGTGCAGAATCCTTACATTTCCAAGTTGAGCGAAATGTGTATCAGACAGGCGGATGCAAAAGGCTACATCCGCACGATCTTTGGTCGTAAGTGTCACTTCGACTTTTGGCTGCCGTCAGACGCACGCTGGGGCGATGAAGTGACGCCAATTAAGGGCAAAGAGAAGGCTGAGATTGAATGGCCTGGAAAGTGGTTAATCCGCGCGTTCACTCGTAAGGCATTGAATCGCCTTATCCAGGGTTCTGCTGGCGACATGACGAAACTTTCTATGGTGAAGAACCGTAAGGAACATGGTGCGATTCCGCACCTTACCGTTCACGACGAGAACGATTACTCTGCTCCTTCGATGGAATACGCGCTGAAGTTAAAACATGGCATGGAAACGTGCATTAAGATGGAAGTTCCCATTGTGGCGGAACTCGACTTCGGTAAATCCTGGAAATAACTTATGACCCCTGAACAAAAGTTCAAGCAATGGCTGATTCGCAACGTCCTGTCTGAAGCCCACGTTCAGACGATCGAGACCAGTACAGGGAGCGGCGTTCCTGATACGAACGCTTGCTTACACGGCAAGGAACTGTGGATCGAGGTCAAAGTCGCTACGCCCACGAATCTAGTTCTGCTGCGCCCGTATCAGTGGGCGTGGATGCAACGTCGAGTTCGCGTTCACGGGACGGTGCTCGTTATCGCCGAGTGCGGTAAGAACGTTTGGGTTTGGAATGCCGCAAAGATTGCGGTTCGTCAACACGCAGAGTATCTGGAGATAGTTTCCATGGGTAACTGTTACCCCAAAAGTAAAATGGCATCACTTCGCAATGACATTTGGTTGTACGTGTCATAACTGTCGTAGTACTATTAGCCCATACCACCATGCCGAAGTGCTTTGTAGTCCAAGAATCACCGAACAAGAACCTCAAACCCGCTGAGAGATTTGGTGAGATCCATGTGATGCTCACACGGGTTGATGTTCAGCGCGGAGTTGACCATTGCGTCGACGTTTTGTGCAAGAAGCTAAACGAGTTTGATTGCGCCCAAGATTACCTGATCTTGGTTGGCGATCCGATTCTCATGGGCGTGGCAACTGTTTTCGCAAACCAAATGTGCGATGGCCTTCTCACTGTTCTGCAGTGGGACAGTCTCAATAACGAATACCAACCGATCGACATCAAGATACCATGAGCGCAATCGAAGATCTCCCGCAAGAGAAGTTAGAATCACTTGGATCGTATGCTAAAGAAGCACGCGAACTCCAAGTTGCCATCGATACGATGACCGAGAACCTCAAGAATGCGAGCGAGATGCTCCGCACTCTTCTCGAGCAGAAAATTCCCGACGTGATGATGGAAATCGGCATCGACGAAATCCGTCTCGGCACCGGCGAAAAGCTGATCAAGAAGCCGTATTACTCTGCTTCCATCAAGCCGGAGAACCAAGACGTGGCGTTCAAGTGGCTCTACGACAACGGCCACGATTCGCTCATTAAGAACAAGATCGAAGCCACCTTCGGCAAGGGCGAAGATGAACTCGCTGAGAAACTCTTCAAAGTCATCGAAGAAACGACTCCAGGTATTGCTTCGATGAAGAAGAGCGTGCACCCGATGACGCTCAAATCTTTCGTGAAGGAACAGTGCGAAGCGGGAACTCCGCCCCCGGCGGAACCGTTCAGCCTCTTCATCGGACAGAAGGTAACCATCAAGTAAGACACCTCCATGGCAAAACAAGAAAAGCCGAAGGCTGCGGCGCAACAGCCAACCACGGGCATTGTCCCCTACGACTTCAGCAATGACGCTGGCGTCGGTTTCGAGAACGTCAAACGCGACGATCTCAGCATTCCGTTCCTGGTGATTCTCCAGGACGGTTCGCCCCAAGTCAAGAAGACACACCCTAACTACGCGACGCAGGGTATCAGGGGTGCGACTGCTGGGCATATCATCAATACGCTCACGAAGCAGATCTACAATCCGGAAATCGAGACGGACAAGGTCTCGTTCGTTCCGTGTTTCTACCAGAAGCTCTTTGTCGAGTGGAAGTCTCGCGATTCCGGTGGCGGCATCGTCAAGTCTCACCCCGATGATCGCCTTCTCGGTAATACGAAGAAGAACGACAAAAAGCAGGACGTTCTGCCTAACGGCAACATCCTCACGACAACGGCATATTTCTTCGGCTTCGTGATCATCAACGACGAGCCGATCCAGTGCGTGATCGGTCTGTCGTCTACGCAGCTCAAGAAAGCGCGTCAGTGGCTCAGCATCGCGACCTCCATCAAGTTTGACGGCCCGCAGGGCAAGTTCACTCCGCCGCTCTTCGCTCACAGCTATCTTCTCTCGACTGTTCCCGAGAACAACGACCAGGGCAGCTGGTACGGCTGGAAGATCGAGATGGAAGGTAGGAATACCGACCCTGTCCTCATCGACGAAGCGCGCATGGTCGCCGTGCAATCGCGCGACAGCGCGTTGAAGCTCATGCCGGCGCAGCCGGAGAGCGAGCATCAGATTCCCGGTCAGGAATAGCCACCTGATCCGGGTTTGGCATGTTGGAAACCTCCCGCCGCCCTCTGGCATAGGGGCGGCGGGACAACGTTTATGCTACTCCAGCTGTAATGATCAAGGAACTTGGCGCAGTCATGTCACTTTTTGAAGGGTATAAGCATGCCCATGGCGTGTATGTGCTTGAAGGCGAGGCTATACCTGGAGAGAAGAAAACTGGCGTTGCGAAAACGCTTAAGCACGAGGTAACTCCTCGCCTGTGGGAAGCGCACCTTAACGGGATGACAGGACTTGGCGTGATCCCGATCAACGAGCTTAGCAACTGCTGCTTCGGTGCAATTGACATCGACATCTACAAGCTGGACCACAAGAAGTTGATTGGCGATATCGAGAAACACAAAATGCCCCTGGTCGTGTGTCGGACGAAGTCCGGCGGGGCGCACTGCTACTTGTTCATGACGGAACCCACCCCAGCGAAATTGGTCCAGGGGAAGTTGAGGGAGATGGCGTCACTTTTGGGATATGGCACGAGCGAAATCTATCCACGGCAGACTGAGATTCTGGTGGAACGCGGCGACCAAGGTCAGTGGATCAATATGCCGTATTTCGACCATACGCAAACTACGCGTTACGCATTCTCTGCATCGGCGGAGATGTTGACGTTGGCGATGTTTGTTACTTTCGCAGAGTCTCGTAGAACCACGCCGATGGCTCTTAAGAAGTGGAGCGCAAAGGTCGAAGACGAGTTGAAAGATGGTCCACCGTGCTTGAACGTCTTGTGTAAACAGGGGTTTCCTGAGGGCACACGGAATAACGGGTTGTATAATTTGGGGGTGTATGCCATGAAATCATCCCCCGATGGTTGGGAGAAGTTACTCGCTGACTTGAATAACGCCTACATGAAACCACCGTTATCTCCGACGGAGGTTCTTGGTGTAATCAAATCGATGAAGAAAAAGGAGTACAACTACTCCTGCAATCAGCAACCGATTCAGCCGTACTGCAACGCGGTCAAGTGCCGCATGTGCAAGTTTGGCGTTGGAACTGGTAGCGGTCTTCCAACCATGGGCACCTTGACGAAGCTCGACACCAAACCACCGACATGGTTTATCGATGTGGAAGGTGGAAGTAGGTTGGAGCTCACCACAGAGCAGTTGCAGAACCCAAGGTTCTTCCAACTAGTGTGCATGGAAACGCTGAACATGGTACCTGCGATCCCCAAGAAAGAAGTGTGGGATGCGTTAATGCAAAAGCTGATGGAGAACGTTTCTGTGGTAGAAGTTTCAGACGACATGAGTCCTGCTGGGCAGTTCATGGAGCAGTTGGAAAGATTCTGCACTGGTCGAGTTCAAGCAAAAACGCAAGACGAACTTCTACTAGGCAAACCCTGGTTAAATGGCGAACGCCACTATTTCAGGATCTCGGATCTTGTAGCCTTTCTTGATCGTAACCGCTTTAAGCATGACGGCGTAAAGTGGTTATTCAAGGTGCTGCGCGATAACAAAGGTAAAGCAGATTTCTTCATTGTGAAGATGGGTGATACCAAGAAAAAAGGATTTAACGTTTGGTCAGTTCCCGAATTCACTTATCGCACTGACAAGTATTCGCTGCCCAAGCAAGAAGAAGCAACGCCATTCAACTAATGAAAATTACTTACACTGAATACTTCATCTTAGTTGCCACAGCACTTTCGTTAGGCTACTTGCTTGGAATCATTTACGGTTTCAAGCGCGGTCTGAAATATGCAATTCGAATACTAAAGAACCATGATACCTGAAAATACCAACATCATCCTCGGTCCTCCGGGAACCGGCAAGACAACCACGCTCCTTGGTCTGGTCGACAAGTGCCTCGAATCTGGGATCTTGCCCCAAGAAATCTGTTTCGTTTCATTCACTCGCAAAGCGGCCATGGAAGCCGTGACTCGCGCTTGCGAAAAATTCAACAAACCAGCTCATGAGTTCCCCTACTTTAAGACCCTGCATGCTCTTGCCTTTAATCGTCTTGGGATGCAACGCGCTCAGGTCATGTCCTTCGGCAACTATATCGACATCGCTCGACTTCTTGGGTTTTCCATCTCCGGTCGCGGAATGTCCGACGATGGAACCTTTGCTGGATTTGAAAAGGGCGACCGCCTGCTCTTCACGGAAAATCTGGCGCGGATTCAGAGGATCTCGATGAAGGAACTCTGGGAGACGATGCCTAATGAGGATCTCGATCTCCTGGAACTGGAACAACTGCGTGATACTCTTCTCGAGTACAAACGTATCAACGTGAAGATGGACTTCACTGATATGATCGAAGAGTTCGTCAAGCAGCGTCCGATTCCTAAGTTCAAAGTTCTCATCGGGGACGAAGTGCAAGACTTCTCCCGTGTGCAGTGGGATATGTTCAACGTTCTCGCTGAGCACGCTGAAGAAGTCCACGTTGCTGGTGATGATGACCAAGCGATCTTCCGTTGGGCAGGGGCTGACATCGATTATCTGCTCAACCTCAAGGGCAACGTTCGTGTGCTCAACCAGAGTTACCGTGTTCCGGCCAAAATCGCCGATGTTGCCAATGACGTGATTCTACGCTGCAGTCAACGTCGACAGAAGATCTGGAAGCCACGGCAGGAACCAGGGGAGGTGGTTCACATTTACGGCGTTGAGAATTTGGACTTGAGCAGCGGCACTTGGCTATTGCTCGCCCGTAATGGTTACCTTCTCACGCGGTACGAGGAATATTGCACAATGCAGGGTTATCTCTTCGACTCGCCTAATGGTAATCGCCTACGTGGTCCGGCGTGGGAAGCTGTTCGTATCTGGGAACGCCTTCGCGCGGGCAAGAAGGTAGTGATCGAAGACTGCGTGAAGGTCTACGAGTTTCTCAGCGTGAAGGAGCGCGTACGCTATGGCTCAAAGGGCAAGCTTATTGCTCTTAGTAAATCAGAGCCTTCGACACAGTTAACCATTGATGACCTGAAGCGCGATTGGGGTCTCGTCAACGACTCCATCTGGCACGAGGCTCTTGATCGTCTAAGTACCGAGGACCGCGAGTATTTCCTCGCCGCTCTCCGCAATGGTGAGAAGGTTGGCCGCGAACCTCGCATCAAGATCGCTACGATTCACTCTGTCAAGGGTGGTGAGGCAGAGAACGTCTGCATCATGACGGACATGGCAATGCGCACGTTTCAGGAGATGCAACAGAACCCTGACGACGAAGCGCGCGTGTGGTACGTTGCGATCACGCGCGCCAAGCAGAGACTCTTCATCATTCAGCCTCAAACTATGAGGCATTATGACATCTAGTCGTAATCTAGGTGATTCTTCTATCAATCCTAGGTAAACAGGACAAAATTATCAATACAATCTGATGAACAATTATCCTCCAGTTATCCTGAAAACGAAACCGTTTGCTCACCAGTTAGAGTGTCTGGAAGCATCGTGGGCCCGTGAGTCATTCGCGCTGTTAATGGAAATGGGAACGGGGAAATCGAAGATTGTGGTTGACACGATCGCGGGTCTCGCCTACATGAACTGCATCAACGGTGCTTTGATCATCGCACCTAAGGGCGTTTACATGAATTGGGTGAAGAGCGAGATCCCAGTGCATATGCCAGACGAAGTGGATTACTACATCCACGCGTGGAGTGCTCACCATACGCAGGCGTATCGCATCAAGCAAGAACAGATCATGCAGCCGTCGCATGGGTCGATCGACATCTTCATCATCAACGTTGAAGCGCTCAACACGGAGAAGGGTTTGTCCGCGGCGATTCGCTTTCTTGAAGCGCATGAAGCAATCACCATCATTGATGAAAGCACTTGCATCAAGAACCCTGCTGCTGATCGCACTAAGCGGTGTTTCACTCTCGCGAAAATGTCGAAGTATCGCCGTATTATGACGGGAACGCCCATCACCCAAAGCCCCCTGGACCTGTTCAGTCAGTTCAAGTTCCTTGACCAGGGGATTTTGCAGTTTACAAGTTTCACTGCGTTTCGCGCATATTACGCGGTCATGGAGCGTAAGAGTTTCGGTAATAGGTCCTTCGACCAAGTTGTGGGGTTCAGGAACCTAGATCAGTTGCAGAAGAGCATCGTGAACCACAGCTACCGCAAGCTGAAGACGGAGTGCCTTGACCTGCCTGACAAGGTGTATCAGACTCGATACATCGAGATGTCGCCTGAGCAGAAACAGGCTTACGAATCGTTGCGCGATTCTGCGTTGATTCAACTGTCAGATGATGAAATGCTGACAGTTACTTCAGCCATCACAATGATCATGCGCCTTCAACAGATTGCTTGTGGTCACATGAAACTGGACAACGGTGTGACGATCGATCTTCCCAACAACCGGTTGAAGGAACTCATCGACATTCTTGAAGAGACCACTGGCAAAGTAATAATCTGGGCGAACTTCCGCCGCGACGTGGAACAGATCGAAGAACGGTTAACCAAGGAATATGGTTCTGGTTCAGTGGTTACGTATTACGGCGGCACCAGCGATGAAGGTCGCGCCAACGCCCTCGATCAATTCGAGAAGAACCCAAATTGCCGGTTCTTTACTGGCACACCGGGTACAGGGGGTCGTGGTCTTACGCTAGTGCAGTCGTGGACCACTATCTATTACAGCAACGGCTACAACTTGGAACACCGCCTGCAGTCTGAAGACCGCAACCACCGTATCGGTCAGACGCACAAAGTCACCATCGTCGACATCGTCTGCAATGGGACCGTGGATCCCCGCATCGTCGCTATTTTGAAGGCGAAGAAGAACCTAGCAGACCTAGTACTGGACTCATGGCGGACGCTTCTTGTCGAGGATGTACCTTACTGATCTGCATCTTGTGCTCGAGTTGCTGTACTCGGTACTGTAATAGAACGTTTTGCTCTCGCAGTTCTTGAACACTGCGCAGTGTCCAGGTAGATAAACCCAGAAGAACCGCTAGCATTATAGTGTTGACGTTCACACCTTCCTTGATTCGTGCTACCATATTAGTTTTTCCAGTGGGAGTTGCCAAAGGTTCTAACGGCCTTATAAATTGCCCAGCGTTGCCACGTAGAAGCGCCGCAAACAGTCATAGCTTCGCGCAATACTTCATCCGCGTCAGCTCGCGTTAGAGTGCGATCAGGCAACTTGCCAAGTACGCTATACACGTAGTCGTGAACGACACTTGCAAATAGAATCGCTGGGTCTTCAGGACTTAGTATATTCCACACTACTCTTGGGATACTGGCGAAGTCTGTTGTCATCCCGACCGGTACTACGATAGTTCCAAATTTCTCAGACTCAAAGCGAAAAAGTGATCCGCTAACTACATAAAACTGACGATCTTGCTCGGCAGTTAATTCACTGGGCGCCAAAACGCGCAAATACAAAGAATCTGGAAACTTGTCCATAGCTTACTTAATTTCGGGAGCGTCCACGATGCTCGTGTTAGTCCAAGGGGAGTGTCCCACGTAGCTGGCAGCGGTCCACGTCCACGCCTTGCTGTTCTCGTCCCACTTGAGCCCCTTGAAGTCGATGGCAAACGCGACATTAAAGCCTGTCGTTTCCTCGATGTGCTTAGATCCCGTAAAGGAGTGGGGCAGGGTGGAGAGCAGCCCTTGGATTGCCTCAAAGGACAATGCACGGGCCTTGAGCGAGACGCAGCCACCGGCAACGATGGCCGAGGCGAGAACAAACAGGATGGTGAGTTTCTTCATGGTGTTGGATCTGTTGGGAGTTGTTCAGGTATGGGGTGCGACTTTAGCCACAGAACCCCGTGTATTACGAATGCACCGACAAAGGCAGCGCCCATCTCATGCGCGTTCAGGATTCGGGCGTCCGTGGTAGCGCCGGACATAGCTGCCGCATCAATGCCAACGATGCCAGCAACCGCATTCCATGCGCCGTTCCAGCCTGCGGCAAACAGACCGTAGGCGTAATGGACGATGTAGGATTTGACGCGGTTCATGGTCAGTTGACTCAAAAAGAGCCGTTGCAAAGAAACGTAATGGTGTTATTCGGATAACCGGAATCGCCCTGAACGGTTATGAATCCGCTTCCATCTACCCCAAATGTTACAAAATCGGTTCCAGATATGAGCGTTTTAACCGGGGCGGTTCCTCCGCTAAATGGACAATTCAGAAGATAAACAGCGGCTTGAACACTGGTTCCGGACGCCAAATTCCTAGATGCGATAGCCAAAATTGCCCGCCCGCGAGTACTGGCATTTGTAGGAATTAGCGTTGAGGCTGCGCTCGCATGGCTGAAATCAACAGATGTGACACCAAATTTTAAGAAATTACTTTTCGATCCGCTGGATGAAACGCCCCCCGTTGCCGTGATGCTTCCGCCTACCGTTGAATTTCCCGTTACGGCAGACGAAGCGCCAGAAATCGCGCCTGTCGCCGCAATGGTCCCGGTCACGGACAGGTTTCCGCCGGTCGCGAGCGTCCCCGAAACAACCGCGTTCCCGCTAATGTTCCTGGTTGTTTGTGGGGTTGCTATATCTCCCCCCGCAATTTTTGGGGCCATTTCTGAATAATCTGAAACGCTGGCAGCGTAAACAGCCTGTGCTTCAATGATAGCTGAAGCACCATGAACGAACGCAGGGATTCTCACGCCTACGCCAAGGTAAGGATCGGTGAAACCGCTTCCAATTGGGCCGGTGTGATTAGCGTTATCCTGATACCCGCAAGACTCCAGATAGACCGAAAAGAACGCATTTGGCGACTCGCAGTAATCTACCCAAATCGCTCCGCGTTGACCGTAGGCGTGCGAAAATGGGCCGAACGTCATGGAGGTGTTTTGGCGGCTGTATCTGGCCATGACATAAAGCGCCCGACCGCATATCCCATAATAGGGGAAAAGGGTAGCCTGCCCTCCGCCGCTTGCCACCACAAGCCGGGTACTGTTGTTTACGGTCTTGAAAAAATGGTCATCGAAATAGGTGTCGATTGCAGCCTCAGCAGCACCCATGACACGTCCGTAAATGTTTTGAACGTACCCGACACTAACCTTATCCCAAAAGCCACCGCCTTCATTGTAGGTATTGACTCGGCTCATCCAAAAACCGCCGCCGAGTAAAAGGCATCCCGTTCCTTGACCGTATATCCCGCTTATCGAACACCTTTCCAAATCGCGGAAAAACATGCCGATCGCGCACGCGCTGAATGTCAGGTTAGAGAACGTGCTAGTTACGATTACCGAGTTTGTCGTACCTATGCCGATGAAGTAGTTATTGAACTTGATCCCCGAAACCCCGCATGTGAAAAACGTCCCGTTATTGTCTATGTTAATGCAAATAGGGCTGGAAAGAGATTGCGTCCCATAGGAGTAGCTTCCTTGAAATGTTGCGCCCGCGTCCCCTGAAATGAATACCCCAGGGAAAATGCGGAGGCAATAGGCCTGATACTCAACAGCCTCGGGAGCAATGGAAGGATACCCTGGGCAAGTCCCATCGTCATGCGCCGCAATTTCAGTTGTCCCAGTCGCTGTTGCGATTAAATAGACGCCGGAAGGAACGCGGACAGTCCCACCACTTGAAACTGCATTTATTGCTGCTTGGACCGCGGCAGTATCGTCGCTCAATCCGTCCGCTTTGGCTCCAAACCACATCACGTTTACCGGCCCCGAATAGTCAAGCAACCATCGGCCCGCTCCAGATGTGGGCTGAATAACCGTTCCACCGTTGTCTGTAGCGGTGCTTGCAGAGTTGTAGACGTATGATCGAACACCTGTCGCATCACTTGCTGAGTAGTATCCTTGAACGTTTGCCTGTGCCCCCGTTGTTAACGAAGCAACTGCCACAGCCTTTAGTGCGGCAATAGTAGAAACTTCGTATTTTACCACCACGTTGCTTGCCAGCGTTGTTCCGGTCAGACCGGAGGCGGGGACTCCAGTTCCGTTGTTGGCCCACGCCACCGCGTAGTCACTGTCGCTTGTCTTCGCAAGAATCTGGTTGGTCGTGCCGCCGGACGGGATACCCTGAGTACTTCCGATAGCACCAATGGCCGTTCGAAACGCAGAAGCATCACCCTGGAACACTGCGCCATTGTTCCACTTCAGAATACCACCAGAAAGAAGTTCGATCGGCTTTCCACTCGGGACAGTGAATCCTTCAAGCAACGCCCCAGAACTTCCAACAACTGTTTTCTGCACGTTGGAAACGGCAAAGCAATTCGCCGAGACAGCGAGTGCGAGAATAAAACGCAGGAGGTTTTTCATATTAAGCAATTCGAGTCCAGACGCGGTTGGTATAGTCGCCAGGACGAATCCAATTCGCATTGTCATCAACGTGTGTGCTGACAATAAGCATCCAGATTTGGTCTGCCCAAACGTCTGCTTCGATGTTAGCAGCAACGTGGCGAATATAGTTCGTCGGCAATACGCTGCTACGAACACCGCGCAATTGACCGTAATCAGTCAAAGCAACAAGATCCTGCTGCGAACGCACTACTTTCTCTTGCGCAATCAGCGTAAGTCGGTCAAGTGCACGCTCGTGCGTCTCGGCCGGAAAGTTGTCTTGCGAGACGTAATCAACCGGTTGCGTAACTGGCGTATAACGCTCAATCGTCAACGTCAGTCCAGTAGCAGGTGCAACGTCAAACGACACCTCACCACCAGCAGTCTCCAACACGCCGGTGATCGTAATCCCCGTGGTTATGATCGCGATTACACCGTCTTCATCCGTGGTGTAAATAAAAAGATCTTCATTCGCAAGGAACAAGTACGGGAACGCAAAGTCAGTTACCGCACCATTGCAAGTGTAGGAAACTGGCGAGTATTGGGAGATTACGCTCATTTTCGTGCTACATCCGAAGGACGGATAAAGAATCCCTGACCGTTTTGCTGTTCAACTCGACGCTCGCTTCTATGCAAAGACCCTGGATCCGTGGCCTCTTGGATGTTCCAGAGAATAAGATAATCCAGAACCGGGCGAATGTAAAACAAATTGATAAATGGCGTGTTGCCGAGAAGTAATTTCCCTGTCTCGTTTGACGGATTCTCACCACTTTTCAGTTTATCGTAAATACTAGCGACTTGGTCAAGTTGTCCTACGACCGGCCCTGCAGCAGTTGCAAGAGCAGAACGGTAACTACGGTCATACTCATTGAATAGGAAATCACCATAGATACCCAACCCGCCGCCCCGCATCAGTGCATCTTGAATCGTTTTCGGTGAAGTGGGATCCTTGGGCGTCCGACCTTTGAGCGCGTCCTTGATAGCACCCGCAACGTAACCACCAATCGTAGTCATCGCGATAAGCTGCGCCATCCTGAAGTTGCCAGTGCGATCGTTCTGCAGCCACTTCAGCATCGTATCAGAACCGTGGCCGTAGACTTCGCGACCAACAACCTTGCGAAGAACTGTAATTGGCATCGCCTTAAACATCATCAGCATGCGAACTGCTTCACCAAGAGGGGTTCCTGCTTGCGTGTTCCAATGGGCATAAACTCGTTCCTCGTTACCAGGGGTTGGTATTGCAATATCGACACGGTCGGCGAAGTACGTACGAAGACGCGTATCAACCTCGTCACGCATGCGAATAAGGTTATTTGCGGTTGACGCCATTCCGCGTTTGCCCATCAGATCAAACATCCGACCATCGGAGATTGCGTTGATTCCGTCTGGCGTGATGTACTTGCGCTCGTTCATTTCCTGCGCAGATTCGCGAATCACATCCCACATGTCGCCTTCGATTCCGTACTGCTTGAGAACGTTAGCAAGTTCTTTGGGGAGCTTGTCGGACGGTAGGTGGGCATGCTCCGCGAGATGAGCAGACATCATTTCCGCGGCGGCTCCCTTATGGACGTCGGTCCACCAGTTCAGCCCGTTCAGGTTAAAGAACTTCTGTTGGAGACGGTAAAGCGTCCCGGCGCGGTTGTCGTGGGCGGAGAATCGAGTGACAGTGTTGCCGATGAACCCATCAAGTGCTGCGCCCATGAGGTTAAGCATCGACCGCTTCTCACCTTCAGGGCGACCTTCAGCCACGGCCATAATGCTCTTCGCCAGCGCGTCCGTGTGGCTAATGCCTTGGTACGTTTGCTCGCTGTGCATGAACGCCTTATCAGCAATCGAGGTGATTGTCGATGCGCCAAGTTTAGCGATGTTGGAGAGTGAGCGAATCGCCGTTCCCATGCGCGCAAGACTCGGGTTCGACGGAATGTCGTTCTTGCCCATGAGCTCATTGAATGATGCTTTCACGCGCCAGTCCTCCAGCGACGTCATCATCCGATGATCTTCCGGATGCTTCTTCGCAGCGTTCTTTAGGTCCATTACGATACGGTCAAATGTGTGTTCTGGGTTTGGCCCGAAGTTCTCCATCAATGAGATTGAGCGGCTCCGCGTATTGATCCCCTGGAGAACGGCTTCTTTGAGTTCCTTTACGCCGAAGGTCTGGTTATAACTGAAAGCGGATTCTGCGTCCTTGAAGTGAAGAATACGTGGTTGACTGACCTTGCGTGCCATCGCGCCCGACGAAGAGAACGAACTGTTAATGTCGACGTTACCTTCGGTCGGCTTGTTGTGGACGCCGGAGATGATTCCCTCATGCGCACCACGAAGAAACTCGAGCGGATCTTTGACACCAGCGAAAGTCTTCTGTGCGTCAAGCAGTGGCAGGATGAACTTGCTCCACGCTTGGAATGATGCTTCGTTTGAGCCCTTGCCGTAACCCATTCCGCCTGCACGACGAATAGCATCAGCATCGTGGGTTTGGCGAATCACGTAACCCTCGAGAGGACGAACGTACGCACCAGCACGGTTCTCACGACCAATCATTTCAAGGTTAA